CCGATCGAATTAAGTGACTTAAATACTTCTATTTATGAACGTTCTGTACCAGTGGATTACAAACATTCAAGTATTGATTTTCAACTTCAAGAAAAAGTCGCAAAAAATGCAAAAGAAAAGCAAAATGAAATGAAAGGTATAAATGAAATGAAAGGTATAAATGAAATGAAAGGTATAAATGAAAATGAAGAAATAAAGAAAATAGAAATTGGAAAAAAATCAGAAGAAGTTTTGAAAATGATGCAACAATTAAAAATCAATTATGAATTAGCGATTGAATATACCAAAAAATCAAAGGTTCAAAGAGGTGATGATGAATGGTATAAGCATTGTGGTATAATTATGAAAAAAATGACTATTGATTATCCAGACAGCAAAAAATATTTGATTGAATTTTTAGTCGACCATATGATGGATACATTGTTATACCACGAAAAAATAGCAATAATGAATTACTTATATTCATTGGAACAAATCGAAAAAGATTCATTGGAATGGTTTGCGAAAGATTATTTTGTTCGAAATAGTATTGTTACAAAAACAATCACAGCAATTATATTATATGATGTTACAAAACGAAAAATTATGATTTTAAATAGACAAAATAAATGGGTCGAAGCTCAACCCGAAGACGAGAGAGAATTAGCTGAATCGAGAGAAACCAAACAACATTTGAATATTGATAAAAGCACTTTTAACACAAATATCGGTTTTATAGGATATGAGAAAAATGAACGTTATTTAGTATTTAAAACAAAAGATATAACCGCCAAAAGAAATACAGGTGCACGTTGTGATGAAGCAGGAAAACAAAAAACAATTGAATTATTAAATACTATTATAGGTGAAGAAAAATATACAAAAGAAAATACCAAGTTAATCAAGGAAAAAGATGGAACAGTTGTTCAGCAGGCATCTAGTCAAACTGAATTATGTGTAATGCAGGAATTTTTATTACGTTATTTTAATAAAATTAAGAAAGATGATAAAATATGGTTTTTAAGTCCAGAAATGGCGATTTTTTTGAAACTTTAATTTTTTTTGAATATTTTTTTATAAAATATAAAATATAAAATATAAAATTGAAAATAATTAAAAGATTATATGAATATATCATATAATATGCAAAAACAAATACAAACACAAATGAAAAATAAAAAACGTGATTTTAAAGTTAAAGACATTTATTCGAGATGTTTAATCACACAAAATATTAGTTTACCGATTACAGCTGTTAATAAAAATATTCGAGATACAATTGAAAGCCATATTAATTATCAATTTGAAGGTAAATGTATCAATGAAGGATACGTTAAACCAGGATCATCCAAAATAATTACTTATTCTAGTGGTGTTATTGAAAGAGGAACGAATATTTTATTTGAAGTTGTGTTTGAATGTTTTGTATGTTTTCCAGTAGAAGGAACATTAATTTCATGTATTGCGAAAAATATAACCAAGGCTGGTATAAGAGCTGAAAGTGCGGATGAATCTCCTTCACCAATTGTTGTATTTGTTGCACGTGACCATAATTTTAACAATAGTTATTTTAGTTCTATACAAGAAGAAGATAAGTTTACTGCACGAATTATTGGACAACGTTTTGAATTAAATGATAAATATATTTCGATTATAGCGGAAATAGTAAAACCGAAAACAGAATTAGAACAAAAAAAACCAAAATTGTTTATTGAAGAGGAATAGTTTTATTATACATATAAAACAAAACGAATATAAACTTGAATATCAATATAAAAACATTTTTTTATTGATAATAATAATTAAAAATGGAAGTAGCTTTTTCGAATACAAATAATGATATTGTTGTTGAAGAAATAAATGTGAATAAGTTAAATTATATTCGCGAAAATATTGAAAATATGAATAAATTTAATCAAATAGAAGTATTGCGTTTATTAAGCAAACATAAAAACGTTATTTTCAATGAAAATAAATATGGTGTTCATATCAATTTAAGTGAATTAAATTCTGTAGTAATTAATGAATTGGAGTTATATATTAATTATGTGAATACACAAGAAGATGCATTGCATCAAATCGAAAAACAAAAAGAATCATTTAAAAATATATATTTCGCAAAAGATAATAAAGATAATGGTCTTAAATAATATAATATTTATATTAAATGTTATTTTTAAGTAAAAATAAAGAAATTTGTGATTATAATCATGTAATAAATGAATTACAAGATTATAGATTGGATACAATTAATTTAAATAAATCGATTTTTTATAAAAAGGATGAACAAAATACGAGTGATAACATATCAAAAAAATCAAATACAACTGATTCAAAAAATAATTTATTGAAAAAATCTTATGATAATAAAGAAAAAGACTCTAAAATATTTCCAAAACAAAAAGACAATTTATTTTGGTGTTTTTATATGATGGTTCATGGAGAAGAAAATTACGAAAAAATACAACCAATTAATTTAATTGTAGAGAAGAAGATCAAAATCGAATATATTGAAAAAATAAGACAAAACAAAATTATGTTAAAACAACATAAATATGCTACTTTGATACATATTGAGAATCTACTATTGAATGAGTCAAAAATAGACATTGAAACCTTTTTTTCTTTGTGTGTGATAGAAAACCTGAACATTTTTTATATTCATAAAAAAACATATTATGAAATGAGAACAAATGATGAAAACAAAACATTTATTTTACATCATTTAAATGTTCCATATCAAAAATATGGCTTTGAAGTTTATGAGCATATAAGTGGACTTGAAAACTATCGTAAGACTTTATTTCAGATTGAAAAGTTAGATAAACCTGTAAAAGCTATTGGAAGTTACAAAATAAAAGAGTTGCAGGATTTTTGTAGTAAATTAAGTATTGAAATTTTTCATACAGAAACAAATAAAGCAAAAAATAAAAAAGAATTATATGAAGCTTTAATCCAATATTTTTAAAAAAATTGAAGTATAATTTAAAAATATGTCTTTATAATATAAATAAATGAGTGAATCAAAAGAATTGAAATTGCGTCCTTTTACAAGTGATGCGAAAGAAAATATCGAATTAAATAAAATATATGATTCCTTAGATGAAAAAACCAGAAATGAAATAGATACATTAGAGAAACAAGAGTTCAAAGTAGAAATTTTGAAAAATCTTTCTAATAGCCTCATCATGGAACATTATAATAATTTAAAACCAATCCCCAAAAAAAAGTTGGATGAATTAAAAATTCGTGATCGTGTAATGATTTTAAAGCAATTGGTTGCGAAAGAAGAGAAAATGAAACAAAATATTATCAATATAAATAATGAAAATAACACTCCATTTCAAGATATTCCTGAATCTATTTTAGAACAAGAAGAATTGGAACCAGAACATAAAACAACTAATAATGATAAATCTTCACAACAACAAGCCTTTCAACGGTTGGTTCATACATTTTATAAGGCTAATCCTTACATTAGTTCTTCTTTAAAAAATGATGAATTAGAAGTTCGTTTTGGTACCCGAGGAATTAAATATTTGACTAAAAATGATTATGACGATGTAATTAAAAAACTTAAATCTCTTGGGTTCAAAACCATTGATGCGAACGGTGAGTATCGTTTAACCATTCAAAATGAATTTTTAGATAAAAATACCGGAAAATTCGTGATGGATCGTAATACAAGAACTGAAATTCATAGTTTAGCTGCGATACAAAATTATTGTAAGACAAACAATATCAATGATATTATAAAGTTGATGCCGAATGCAGTTAAATTTACGAAAAAAGAGTTGGTTTTAGACGAAAAGAAAAATAAAATTTATCCTGTTAATTTCGATGATTTCAATTTTCGTGTGTCTTATCAAATTGAAAATAAAAATCCAAAGGCAAAACAATTTATTATCCAAAATTGGTCAAAAACAAAAAAAACATTTCGTTATATTAATCGTGTAACCTTTGAACACCCTGATTATCCAATTTTAGTAGACTTGAGCATTGTGAAAAATTCAGAAAAAGATAAAAAATATTATAATTTGGAAGAATCATCACTCTTTTCAAAACCAGAAATATATGAAATTGAATTGGAAGTAGACAACAATAGAATTGGACCAGGAACCTCTTTTAACAATTACGAAATTATTCTGGATTCTATAAGAAAAGTCATCAAATTTGTTCTTTCCGGACTCCAAGGAACAAATTATCCGATTTCTTATCCTGAACAAAGACTAGTAATGGCTTCTTATATGAAATTACTTCACAAAGAAAAATACAATCCTGAAAAACCCGTTTATTCTAGTAATTTTATTGGCCCTTCTTCTTTCACACTCCAAATGGAAAACATTGAAGCAATCAATGAGAATTCAACTATTCCAAATATTCGAAAAGATTTTACAGTTACAGAAAAAGCGGATGGAGAGAGACACTTGCTTTATATTAACAGTGAAGGTCGTATTTATTTAATAAATACAAATATGAATGTTATATTTACAGGTGCAAAAACATTAAATCAAGAAATTATCAATACATTAATTGATGGAGAGCTTATTTATCACGATAAAAATGGCCAATTTATAAATTTATATGCAGCTTTTGATTTATATTATTTAAATTCACAGGATGTAAGACGATTTCCGTTTCTTGAAATAAATGAAAAATCCGGAAAGGAAAAAGATGTTCCGGAACATTTAAAAAAATTGGAAAAATCGCGATATTATTTACTAAAAAAAACAATACAATCTATTAAACCTGTTTCTGTAAATTCGGCAACCGCTTCATCAGAAGATAAATTGAAAAAGGTAAAAGATTCTATATCTCCAATTCGTATTAAATATAAAAATTTTTATCCAGAAAATATTGATAGTGGGAATATATTTAGTGCATGCAATGATATTATGATGAAAGTTCGTAATGAATTATTTGAATACAATACAGATGGGTTAATATTTACTCCGGCCTTTTTAGGGGTGGGTTCAGATAAAATAGGGGAAGCAGGACCATTAACGAAAATTACATGGAATTATTCATTTAAGTGGAAACCACCTCAATATAACACGATTGATTTCTTAGTGAGTACATTGAAAGCTACAAATGGTAGAGATATTATAAAACCTATTTTTGAAGAAGGAACCAATGTTCATACAGACAATCAATTAACAGAATATAAAACGATTCAATTGAAATGTACTTATAGTGAAAAGAAACACGGTGCGATTTATTTGAATCCATGTCAAGATATTATCGACGATGTATTACCTGAATTTAAGATTGTAAATTATGAAGATAAAAATACAAATGATGCACAACCAATGCAATTTTATCCGGTTAAACCTTACGACCCAACTGCTGGAATATGTAATATTATGTTGAGAAAAGATGATAATAATACGAAACAAATGTTTACAGAAGAAAACGAAGTATTTGATGATAATACAATTGTTGAATTTAGTTATGATTTTACAAAAGAAGCTGGTTGGAGATGGGTACCTTTACGTGTTCGTTATGATAAAACAGCCGAAATGCGTCAAGGCATGAAGAATTTCGGAAATGCGTATCATGTTGCGAATAGCAATTGGAAATCGATTCATAATCCAATTACAGAAGAAATGATTGTTTCAGGTCTAAATATTCCTGAAATGACGGTTGATGATGATATTTATTACAATACTACATCGGGTAATTTTAAAACACAAGCAATGAAAGATTTTCATAATTTGTATGTTAAAAGATTATTGATTAAGAATGTTTCAAAAAAAGGCGAAACTTTAATTGATTATGCTTGTGGAAAAGCCGGAGATTTACCGAAATGGATCAATGCGCAATTATCTTTTGTTTTCGGTGTTGATATATCCAAAGACAATCTAGAAAATCGTTTAGATGGTGCATGTGTTCGCTATTTGGAATCTAGAAAAAGAAACAAGAATATGCCTTATGCTTTGTTTGTAAATGGTAATAGCGCATTTAATATTCGTTCAGGTGCAGCCATGTTAAATGATAAAGCGAAACAAATTACAAGAGCTGTATTTGGTTCTGGACCAAAAGAAGCGGACAAAATTGGAAAAGGAGTCGCGAGACAATACGGCGTTGGTCAAGAAGGTTTTAATGTATCGTCGTGTCAATTTGCGATTCATTATTTCTTTGAAAACCCAGATACATTACAAGGTTTTATGAGAAATTTATCTGAATGTACAAAAACAGGCGGTTATTTTATCGGAAGTACTTATGATGGTATGACTATATTTAAATTATTAAAGAATAAGCAACCTGGTGAAAGTATTCAAATAATAGATAATGATAAAAAAATCTGGGAAGTAATTAAAGGATATAACTCAACAGAATTTGAAAATAATTCAAGCTCTATTGGGTATCGTATTGATGTATTTCAAGAATCCATTAATCAAGTCATTTCGGAATATTTAGTTAATTTTGATTATATGGAGAGAGTGATGGAAGATTATGGATTTAAATTAATTGATCGTAATGAAGCCAAGGAATTAGGATTTCCAGAAGGAAGTGGTTTATTTCAAGAATTATATTTGAATATGTTACAAGAAATCAAACGTAATGATAAAAAGAAGAAGGATTATGGAACCGCTCCGAATATGAGTGTTTTCGAAAAGAAAATATCCTTTTTAAATCGTTATTTTGTATTTAAAAAGATAAGAGATGTAAATACAGAAAAGATTCAATTAGAATTAGGAGAATATAACGAAAACACAGAAGAAAAAAATTTAGTGGAAACGAAAAAAGCAGTTGAAGTAGCAGAAGAAGAAACAAAAAAAACAAAACCGAAAATACGAAAATTAAATAAAAAATTAATTTTAACAGAAACTCATAGTAATAATAACGAGAACGATAATAAAACACAAATTATCAACGGACCAAGAAAGAAAATATCTATAATAAAGGATAAAAAAGATAAAAAAGATAAAAAGAAATTAATTATTATAGAAGAAGATGAGAATGATGAATAAGTAAAAAACACTTAAATATTATGATTTATATATTATAAACCATTCAATGAGTTATTATGTATTACCAAAAAATAATAATATTATTAATATAAATCCACAACTAGATAATAATAATAATAATAATAATTTAATATATACTTCTTATAGTGTATATAATTATTATGAAAATGCATATGATCAACTAATTAAAATATTATCGCTAGATGAAGATCTTTATATTCATTCAATTAGTGAATATGAAAAAATTTACAAAGAATTTAATCCTTATGAATATATTTTTTCCAAAGTTCCAGGATCAAAATATTCTGTTAGTAAAATAAAAACACAAAGCAATTTATTTTATGAATTTTTGGAAATAATCAATATTTTAAATTGTTTTGATGCTTATAAAAACATGAATATACGATTTATGCACATCGGAAAAAATTACGATGATATTGCAGAATGTTTTCATTTGTTTAGAGAAAATAATGAAGACGAAATATTTTTTTACAATGAAAATATTACAGAGAGATGTAATTTTTTATTTTTTGAAAATAATGAAACAATTGATAATTTAAATTTATATATATTAAATTTGATAAATATAATTAATATTATTATTAAATTTCAGTCTGTTAACGGTACGTGTGTTATTCAAATAAATCATATAATTCATAAACCAATTATTGAATTATTATATTTATTAACATCTTTTTTTGAAAAAACATATATAATTAAACCAAATAGTAACAATGTAATATCTTTTGATAAATATTTGATTTGTAAAAATTTTATTTTAAATGAAGATAAAATTGAAATTTATAAAAAATATTATAATCAATTTCATGATTTTATAAATAATTATAAAATGAATATTAGTAATAATATTGTTTCTATTATTAATCAAGAGATACCTTATTATTTTATAAATAAAATAGATGATATTAATATTATTATTGGTCAACAACAATTAGAATGTATAGATCAAATAATAAATGTATTTAAAAATAATAATAAGAAAGATAGAATTGAATACATTCGAAAAATAAATATTCAAAAAGCTGTAAATTGGTGTGAAAAATTTAAAATACCTTGTAATAAATTTTTGGAAAAAACAAATATTTTTTTACCTGTTATAAAAGGAGATGTGAATGAGGTATTTAATGATGTAAAAGATATTAATGATACTAATGATACTAATGATACTAATGATAAAAAATATAACAATGAATCAATGTTATAATAATGGATTTCTGGGAGATTGTGCAAAATGATTCGAAGAAAATGGCGGTTGGTATGTTGTAAATACAGAAGGTTGATTTAATACATTTGGATTTTTTGGAGTAGCATATTTTATATTTAAGTAACACGCTTTGTGATTTTGATAAGGGAAAATAGGAGGATTATCACATTTTGAAACCTTATTTTTAAGAATAAAAGGTATATTTGTATTGGAGCCATTTATTAAACTATTTGGAGTATATTTTACTCCTTGTTCATTTCTGTTAAAACTAGCCGCATTGGTGGTTATGGTATCTACGTTTAATTTTAGCATTCGTGTACTACTTGAAACAGCACCTTGTTGAGCATATTGAGGATTATTTGGTTTATAAACGACCAATTTACATCCACGTGGATTCGATGGACCTTCTATAGGAACTCCATAATAAGGATTATAAATAAATTCAACAAGTAAAGTTAGGACGGCTTCTTTATTCGCAAGTGTATTTACATAATTAAACAATCCAACAAATGTAGTAATATTTAAAGTGTAAAATTGATCTACTTGAGTTTGAGTTAAAAGGCCTTGACTTTTTAAAATAAGAACAAATCGATCAATTAAATTGATTTCAGTAGCTTCATAAATTTCACCATTCGGATAACAATTTGCGAAATAATAATTAAGTAATGCTAATGGACTTCCTGGTTTTGCAGCATTTAACGCAGCTTCTGAAACAAATGGGAAATTCGCAAGTGCAGCTTCTTTACTAGTTGCATTATATGATTGGAAGTTGAAAACACGCTGATCATATGTTTGACACCTATTTTGTCTATATTGTTGAAGTGTCGTGTAATAATTTTTAGGTAAATAGGTATTTGTAGGTAATACACGTTGTCTAGCCTTTCTCTCTTCATTACAACATAATGGTGGAGTTGTTGTATTAACTTCTGGATTTTCTGTTAAATAAGTATTGTTCGGATAATAATTATCTACGATGCCTACACCTTCACATGTTTTACAAGTGCTTTCTAATTGTTCAATACCATTTTTTTCGTCTATTGTATTTTGTTTAACAACATAACTACTTGGTGTATCAAGCATTTGATTTACCAATCCTCTACCACCTGATCCACCTCCCAAGGATGTACCTTTGGAAGATTTAACAATACGGTTTAAATTATATTGTATCAAAGAAGTTTCAATTGTTTGAGCTGGATTTTCTGGATTTACAACGATAATTGATTCAGGATAATGAATAACCTTACCCTTTCTAAAATGCTTAATAGGACGTGCGAGACCAAAACCTGTAGGAAAAACATTACCTGGGTCTAAATTAGTGAGAGGTCTTATGTGACTTGCTGTTACACCTACAGGATTACTAAAAACACCAGTTCCTTTCCAAGAAACATATTGTTTATTATAATATGTACTATTATGATTATAACCTGAAGAAGGCATTGAATTCATACCTAATGGATAAAAAGCTGATGACATTTATATTATTATGAAAGAAAATAAAAAGTAATATTATAATATAATAATGCCTTTGTTTATATTTTTTCTTATTATCATTTTTTTGTTTATTATTTTTTATCAATTATTTGAATGGATGTATTCTATTAAAGAATGTGTAAAAAATAATTCAAATACAAAATCTAATACAAAATCTAATACAAAATCTAATACAAATTCATCACAAGATGCTTCAGGAAATTCTTCGTCTACATCAATAACAAATTTACAACAAACGGTAAATGATTTAAGTGGTAATGTAGCAAATTTACAAACTCAAGTCAATGGTATTATACAAGCACAACAACAATATTCAACACAAATGGCCCCTTCTGAGCCAAATATTACAGGATCAGTTAGTTAGTAAATTAATGTTTTATAAAATTATATTTGTATAATGTAAATATATGTCTAATAATATTTTTCAAGAAGTTTTAACTGATGCGCAAGGAGTACAAAATAAATTGTTAGGTCCAACATATCCATATTATAAAAATATCAAAGCACCAAATGAAATAGGTATGTCTGATGCTGGAACTATTTCGGCATTGGGACAAGATATAAATGGATTAATTGATTATGTAGATGTACTAGTTACAGGGGATAGCGCTGCTTCAGCTACTGGAGGTCCTTTAGGAAATAAATTTTTTCTACAAACCGCAGCAAAATGTGTTGATACAAAGACAAATAAACAAGTAGATCGTTATATTTACGTTGATAATGTTCCAGACGGTAGCATTCCTTTTATATCTCAAGGTATGGGAACGAATTTTTCTGATTTTGAAGGATTAATTCCTGGAGCCATGGGAAATTTAAATGTATTAAACCCTTATGGTATGTTGAAATCATTTCTTTCTGGTGCAACACCACCATGTCAAGAAATAACAATGCAAACAATAGACACCAACAATAAAAGTTCTACAGAAACACATTATGTAACATTGTCTGATATTACAAATATGAATCCTTGTACATTTAAAAATGGTACCAATCCAGTATCAGGCGTAAAATGTAAAGAAAGTTTTGCTTCTGCTGGTGTCGCAGCTAATGCGCAAGAAATTAAATTACCAAGGGATCCTTTAGCACAATTATATTTTTTTAGTTTAGCCGGAATAGGTGTATATATTTTATATCGAATAATGTACAAAACGAATTAATTGTTTCATATTGTAAAAAACAAATAATAAAATAATTATTGGTTTTATTTTATTATTATTTATAATTTAATGTCTTCTTGAAGAACGTTTCTTTTTATGTCTTCTTGTTCTTCTTCCGCCAACCCAACGTGCTTGTGCTGTGTGTGTTCCATGAATTGGTGCTGCATTCAATGTTAAACTAGAAGTTCCATGGCTTGCTCCATGACTTCCACCGTGCTTTTTCATTCTTTTGCGACCTCCCATACCCATAGAATAATTTGGATTTGAATTTGAATATTGTGAATTTGATTGTCCATTCATTTGTGAAGGATATTGTGATGAAGGATTGCTATAATTTGTTGTTGGTTGTTGATTCCAAGTATTTTTTTTGGTAACACTCCATGAAGATGGCCACCAACTACTGGAAGAACTACCATACGAACTACTATATGAATTTTGACTACCATTATTACTATCCCAAAACCATCCACCTCTTTTCATTTTTTTACTTTTAGGCATTTATATTATAACACAAGAAATAATTTATAATATAAATTTTATTTTGTAGGTTTGTTAATAATACGTTTATAAGCTTCATATCCAGCAAGAGCGCCTAAAATTTCAGCAACAATATATGGAAGTACATCAGCAGTTGATAATTTACCAGAACTATATAAAGCAAGAGCAACAGCTGGATTAAAAGCACCTCCTGAAATAGACCCTCCTAAAAATATTCCAATTGCTAAAGCTGCACCAATTGCTAAATAATTACCAGTAGCAAAAATAATAAAAACCAAGAATGTGGTTCCTAAAAATTCTACCAAATATTTGTTCATATATATATATTCCATAATAATATTTTTTTATGAATTAGTTGTAAGGCCATAATTAGCAAAAATTACTTGATTTATAAATGTTTGTCCTTGACCTAAGGATTGAAAATAATTATAAATTCTACCAGCACCACCAATTTTAGGACGTGTACCCATAGCTATAGAACCTGTGAAACGTGAACCAGTTCCTACACTTGGTGTTGGTTGCAAATAAGGTGGATAAGAATAATAAAAAGAACGAGCTGCAGGTAAATTAAATTGAACCATTTATATTAATACTAAATATTTTAAATTTTTTACTTTTTTTAACTTTTAAAAAAACGCAATTAATAATTTTGTCTTGGAATAGATCCCCAACCGCAAATTTGTCCATTTTGTAGTGAATAATTTTCAATGGCTCCTTTCTTTTTCGGCGCTACACAACCACCTGATCTTGCTCTTCGAATGGTTGTTCTCACACCACTTGGATAATAATTTTTTGTAGAATATGGAGCACTATCTGGAAGCCCAATTTTATAAGAACTTTTACCAACAGCTAAAGCACGTTTTCTTTGTGTTAATAAAGATGAATCAATTGGATTAATATAATTTAAATGGTTTGAAACATTATAATATTTACCTGAATTGCTATTATAAAAAGCTTGACCAGCGGATAAGACGGCTCTTTCCTTTTCTTTTGCTAAAGCAGCAACTGATTTAACTGTTCTGAAATATTGATGTCTTGAATTTGTAAATTGATCAGCAGCTACTGGTTCTTGATAGGCATAAAACAGTGGTGGGTTTGGTCGTATTCCTGTCAATGTACCGTAACTATGATAAGGCATGGAACACGGATATTGATTAGTACTTAATGGTCCGGTAATTGGAGCATTTACATAATTATTATAAGACATGGAACCAATGGATCTAGAAACTCCATAAGGTGTAGAACTCATTTATACTTAGTGATGAAAAAAGTTTTCTTTTATTTTATATTTATTTTATGTTTAATTTACCTTAAGTGGATTACCACAGAAAATGCAAGATTGTATATTTGTTAAAGGATTTATATTGTTATATCGAGTACATTTAGAACAGCGAACAATATTTGTGAATGAATTCAATTTAAATAATTGGTCAAAATTTTTCAGTCGAAAACGATTTCTATAACTTTTGTCCATATATCCACTTTTTAAAAAAAGTGGAGCAAAAATTAATTGTATTGCTTTATATCCACTTTTAAAAAAAAAGTCATAAGCAACGCGGAGAGCAAAAATTAATTGTATTGCTTTATATCCACTTTTACACCTTTTCTCATTTAAAATACGCATTTTTATATATAGTTTTTTAATTTTCATGCAATTCAAGTCTATTAATATTTAATGTCTTTTCGTTTACAGTAGGATGACATATCATAGGAAGAAACCATAATTCTATACTTATAATATTTTTCTTCTTATAGTATATTTCATAATATCTATCTCTTGCTATAATATAAGTTTGTGTATTCTGATAAGGTTCAATTAAATTCTTTCCATTATATAATTCAAATTCTCTTGGTACAAGTTGTCTTTCGTCCTCTTTATCAAACCATATAGTAGAAATTGCATCATTAATATGTTCTATATGTAAAACTATATTATCGTCTAATTTATATATTAATGGATATTTTGATTCTGACATTTTTATATTATATAAATATTTGTTAAAGTATTTTCATTTCAATTTTTCAACTTTTCTTATTTTTTGTCCATAAAAATGGGTGTTTTAAATGAGAAAAGGTGTAAAAAAAAAGTCATAAGCAACGCGGAGAGCAAAAATTAATTGTATTGCTTTATATCCACTTTTACACCTTTTCATATTTCAAATGCCTAATTATAATAATTACCATCTTTATTTTGCTATAAATAAAATTTATCTTCAAAAGGGTCATCTCGCATATCGTTCTTCTTTTTTTACAACTTTTATTATTTGTTCTATGTTTGTAAAAACCCCTGTGTCTTCATAACGAGTGTATTTTTCCACATATTTTTTGTTTATTTTATTTTGAATAATTTGTAAGTATTTCATCTCAAATTTTGGTGATATGAATGAATTATTATCATAAATAACAACTGGTTTCCTTGGCGTTAAACATATTTTTATCATATTTTCATACAACGTGTTGTATTCTATTGAATTACAATAATAATCATTTTTATCATCATCGCTATCATAAACTCCACATTCTAAATCGCAGTAATATCCACGAATAGTATCAAGTTCATAATAAGATATTCCGTTAATATGTTGTATTTCTAGATAAACATGAATGTAAAAATCGCAACCCATTATAATATGTATATAATTATTTTTATATAAAAAACCGAAATTTGAAATGAAAAAGGTTTAGAAAAAGTCATAAACAATCTGGAGAACAAAATCCCTTTATTTAAGCTTTATAAGGGAACAATTTCAAAAAATTTGTGTTATAAATAGAATAGTTTGGATCTGGACAATTTGCGCCTATATTGTGTCCTCCTTTACGAGTTCTTTTAAAACCTTTACGACCATGTTTACGCATTGATTTTCTATTTTTACGAGTGCGATAAGCCATAATATATTATAATTAGATTTTATTATTTATATTATTTATAGTATTCGTTTGTTCCAAAAATTTATTGATTATTTAATATCTCTTAATTCTACGAATTGCCGATTGACTAGTGCTATAATCATTACCACCATAAGATAAATCATTGTAATTCTTATTCACGGCTTTTTGTTTTAAATAAGTTGTATAATCTGAACTATCATAAACATATCTACCATTACATGTTCCAGCAGGGATTTTTGCATCTAATTGATAAGAGTTATACCAAACTCCAGGAACACATGTATCACTGTTTGCACCCAAACGATGTTTTAACCCGAACATGCCTGGTCTACTTTGAAAACTTTGACAAGATCCGCCACAAGAATAATAATCACGACTTAAAAGATCACCCGCGTTATTAACAGCACGAAATGGTGTAATAATTGGTTTCTTAATTTTACTATTACTTAATTGACTTGGATAACTTGTATTCCAAGCATTTTTTAATGTGAAACGAATATGTTCAAATTCAGGAAATGTTTTATCAACATCCAAAACTTGTTGAGGCATATATCCTTTAATTGCTCCGCCTGAATTTTTTGGAGCAACAACTAAAAAATTAAAATATCCTGACCCCGCACTAATAGGATTTGTATAACCAATAGATGTCATTTATATATATTATAGAATAATAAAAAAATAAAATCTTTTGCTCCTCCTAAAATAATATTCTTTTCTATTTATAAAAAAGAAATGTTAAAATATTTGCTTACAGCCATTGTTTTTGTTGTTTTAGATGGTATTTATCTAAATCTTATCAAAGGATATTTTAATAATCAAGTAAAATCTATTCAAGGTTCTCCGATTCAATTTAATTTGATATATGTAGCCATTACTTATGTTTTTCTCATTTTTGGAATTAATTATTTTATTATAAAGAAGAAACGTCCTGTAAAAGAAGCCGCATTATTAGGTCTAATCATTTATGGTGTATATGAATTCACAAATATTTCTTTGTTTAAGAATTGGTCTATTTTGACTGCACTTATAGATACTGTTTGGGGTACTACTTTGTTTGCTTTAACAACTGCGATTGTATATGCTATTATGAATTTACTCTAATATCTAAAAAGTATAAATAGTATAAGGAATCATGTATAATGTTAAAATTAAAATGATCACATTGTAATTTGTACTAAAAGAAGCAAAATAAGCACTTAAGAATGAAGTAAGCGCCATCATACAACTATCCGCTAAAATCGCATTTAACTTAACTTCTTTGGTGTATAATTTAAACGTATCCATCATATGATTTTTCCCTTTGGGGATCCAGCTAAAAAATAAATAAAATAATATATCGTGTGTAATCTGAATCAGAACGGCTAAAAGCGTAAATTTAATAATTGAAAATTCTTGACCACAAATGGGTTTGTATAAAAAACGTGCAATCAAAATACCAATGATTAAAATCAATGTGTCTTCCATGACTGCTGCGAGTGTATATTTTCTATACCATTGTTCTAATATTTTGGTATGATACACGCCAAAAATAAGTAAAAAAATAAATAATAGGTCTGTTACTAATGCGGCGTTTAAAATAGATAAATAATCACTATTATTTGAAAAATTAGAAATATTTTTTAGCATTTTTGTTATATAATATATTTTTATATAATAAAATTTTTTAAGAAGAAGTCATAATTCGAGGTGCTATATTCATGGTATTCAATTCTTGGAATAATAATTTACATGCATATGGTATTTCTACATAACTAAAATCAACACGATTATCACATACTTTACAGTGATGAATATTCATAGCATCGTTATAAGACGCGATTAAACCACATTTTTTACACACATGAACATTGTATTTGTCTGATACATCATACATTCTTTCACGAATAAATCGTGATGCACCGTGAGAGATCATACCATCACGTTCCATTTCACCAAATCTTAAACCACCATCTCTACTGCGCCCTTCTGCTGGTTGTCTCGTCAAATTCACCATTGGACCAATCGAACGGCTATGTGCCTTATCTACTACCATGTGTTTTAAACGTTGATAAAATACTGGACCCATAAATACGCTGCATTCCACTTGTTCACCGGTTAAACCATTGTGAAGAAGCTCGTTTCCATGTGCTTCATATCCTAGTTTTATTAGTTCATCACAAATATCATTGACTTCTAATTTTCCGAATGAAGTTCCATCTCCAAACAGTCCAAGCTGTATCAAGACCTTTCCTAATAGTGTTTCTTTTAATTGTCCAATAGTCATACGAGATGGAATTGCATGTGGATTAATAATTATATCTGGTTTCACACCTGAGCTTGTAAAAGGCATATCGCATTCTGGTATAATATTGCCGATGGTTCCTTTCTGTCCGTGACGCGAGCTAAATTTATCTCCAATCACTGGTTTTCTTACTGTTCTCAAACGGATTTTTGCGAAATTGTAACCGTCACCGTTCTTATCAATGTAGTTTTTATCAATGTAGGTTTCTTCGGTGGTTCTATACATTCTGCTTTGATCCTCAAATTTAATAATCTTAGTATGATCATTTCTGTTTTCCTTAATGGGAACGACTTTGGAAATGATAATGTCACGGTTTTCCACAATGGTATTTTCTGGAATAACACCCCGGCTATTCACTTTCTGATAATTTCCCATTTTCATTCCTTTTGTTTTTGCTGGGTCCGGTTTGCAACGGATTTCTTCATCTCCATTAATTTTCTGTTTGTCTTCGTCTTTTTCTGTATGATACACTGTTGTAACAAATAGACCACGATCAACCGAACCCTTATTGAATAAAAGTGAATCTTCTTGATTATAACCTGTATGCGTCATAATGGCGACAATCACATTGCACCCGGACGGGATTTTATTCAATTGAATCATGTTCATAATACGTGTATCGACTAATGGGCGAGTTGGATAGTTTAGCACATAGGCGGTTTTATCCATTCTGTTTTCGTAATTGGTCACATATACACCCATGGCTTGTTTCCCCTGAGCACATTGGTAACAATTCCTTGGAGATTGATTGTTTTCTGGAAACGGTATACAAGACGCTAAAATTCCAAAAATAGTACTTGGATGTATTTCACAATGTGTAAATCGATTAAATGCCTGTGTTGATATAATATCCTTTGGAGTTGTTGCGATTAGAGACCAATTTTGCTCATCCGGATCAATGTATTCCAAAACAGAATTATCTATCCTACTATTGGTAAATAAATCGTCCCAAATCAATTCTGAATTTTGAAGTTTTTTCATTATCGTATTTGTAATCAATATATTTTTATCTTGAACGCGTAAGACTGGTCTACACAATCGTCCGCCGTCATTGCATACACGAATTTCTTTTAAACGATAATCAAATATAATCGAGGTATAAATATTGATAACACCCCTATATTTTTTCTCTTTCAACATATCATAAATTTCTTGAGGTCGATCCGTGACGCCAACCCATGAGCCATTAATAAACACTTTAACATTATTACTTATTTCTTCCTTTGTAATATTTTCTTTATCAAATGTAGTAATATTCGGCAATATATATTCATACAAAGGCATCGAATTGGAATAAATCGTAATATGCGTCATGTAACTTAAATTTTTCACCACACCTACAGACTGACCTTCCGGAGTTTCCGCTGCGCACACATAACCCCATGATGTATTATGCAACTTGCGCGGAGGAATTAATTTACCACTTTTATCTATAGGAGTAGAAATTCTTCGAGCATGACTTAAACTAGACACATAAGTCAAACGGTTTAACACTTGAGCTACGCCTACTTTGTTGCTATTCGTATTTTTAATACCGAAATCACCCGTTGCTAAGGCACGTTTAATACCATTTTCAATCGTTGTCGATTTAATAATCTTATAAATATTAGTTAAATTCACAATATTCTCGTAATCATCTTTAGATCTCCACGAACCCGTATTGATTTCACGAATGATTTGCTTTTCCATGTCCTTCACAAGTTTATTAAAATAATTTCTAAATAAGTTATTCAGCAAAGTACCAGTCAAATCAACGCGTTTATTAATATAAGAATCACGATCATCTACTTTTAAAATTTTGAAAGATGTTTTTAATAACTTATTCGCCATGTAACCCAAGAAATAAATCTTTTCGATCCCATTATGACAGTGAGGAAATAAATCATTGTTCAATATTTCCATTGTGAATTCCAACTTTTTCCTAGCGCCCGTTTCTTTGTCCATGTTTATTGGTGTGTACATAGCATAACTTGTAATATATCGAATGGCTTCTTCTTGGGTTAAATGCTTATTGGCTTCCATAATTGATGCTTGTAATTCATCTAATATTTTATCCGAATGTTCCGCATCAATATCAAGTAATATTTTTTCGCAAATTTCTTTATCGGATATTACACCAAGAGCTCGAAACACAATAAATAATGGAATCGGTTGTTTTACGCGCGGTATTTGTACATGAATTACATGACCAAATCCATTGTTTTTAGAACTAATCATCATATTCACTTGTTTCGGCGAAATACATTTAAAATCAGGAACGGATTTGATTTCAGCTAACCAATGATATTTGGTGTTGTTTTTTGAAATATTAAAACAATATACCTTATTTTCGGCCGCGCGTTCTTGACCCAAAACCGTTTTCTCGGATCCATTAATAATGAAATATCCTCCCGCGTCAAAACGACATTCACCTGTTTGATTATGATCGACATGTTTATACTGTTTCAAAACACAAATATCGGATTTTAACATAATCGGTAGTTTTCCAATATGAATTTTATGAAGAGTTTTATAAAATGTTTGGGTATTTTCTAATTCTTTACCAGTCCTTACTACATATTTAATATTAATGTCAACCGTCATAGCAGATGCATAAGTAAAATTTCTCAAACGCGCTTCTTGAGGAAACATTAATTTAATGGCGCCATTATTTTCATAAATTTGTGGACGATAAATATTGAAATTTTCAAAAGTAATAAACAATTCAAGTGAATGCTTTTTCACATTCGAGTCATAATCCTGGTCAGAAGCAATATGTACTGGATTAAACATTTCAACCGTTTTAATAATTTGGTATCCTACAAAATTATTATACGATTCCAATTGATGTCTTACAAGTCGTTCAAGATGTTGACCTTTAAAATAAGACTCTATAATTTGAAAAGGTGTTTCAATATATTGATTGTTTTGGATATCAAATACTTCTTCTTCACGTGAAATTTTTTCGTTCATGTTCGTAATATTATTTGATATTATCTTACGGTTATTTATTATTTCAATTTATTTTTAAATTGTTTTTTTGTAAGACTCAATTTATTTCACTTAATTTACAAAATGGTTTATTTAACATTTTTATTTTTTCATATAAAATATAATCATCTTTGTACATTTCTATAATTTTTCTTTTGCTTTCTTCTGTTAATTCATACATATTTTGATATTTTGTGTTATTTATATTTTCATTATTATTATTGTAGATAAATTTGAATCCTAATGAATCACACATTTTTGCGACATTATTAATTAATTCTTTTTTATCGTATAAAACAAGAAATGTATTTTCTTTGTCCCCATTTTGCAACCAATCTACTTGTTTTTTAAATTGCAATCCATCTTCGTATCTATTTATAAAATTGCGGTTATTATAATGTAAATCTACGAATTCATTTATATTTTCATAAACATAATCTTTTATTGAAATATTATTTGGTGATAAAGAAGAATAATATAAACTATAACATGTATTGTAATTGAATAAATGTTCTATTGTATTTTTATCTGAACCGCGAGTATTATAATAAAATAAACTAATATATCTCTCTACAGGGCATCTTATAATAGCATAACATTTCATTTGTTTGTTTTTATAATGTAATGCATCCTCAAAATGATAAAACTCGTAATGTATATTGGGATTCTTGTTTTTATCTTTTAAATTCGTTCCACCCGTCTTAGTTATATGTATAAATCCTAATTCCATTATATGAATTCTTTATTTATACTATTATTTTTTTTAAATTGTAATTACGCATTTATACATTTATAGATTTTTATGTAGAAAGAATATAAAAAATAATAGACTATAGATAATAGATAATAAATAGAAAAATGCTTAATAAATATAATCCAACAAATATCAATAATTACAATCAATTTCTTATCAATTTAGAAAAAATAAATTCTACTCAAAAAATAGAAACAAATCGTTCTAGAGAATCTAATGAAGACGATAGTAAATTAATGGAAGAATTTATAAAAAATATAAATGAATTGTTTGGAGATTTAAATTCGCCGATGTTTCACGGTTATGTTAGTGAAGAAAAAATTAAAGAACCATCCGATAAAATTGATTTATTTTTTGAACCCAAACTTGTAAAAAAATCGAAAAAAGATAAAACACATAAAATAGAAAAAAAAGAAAAGATAGAAAAAAAAGACATGCATATTGAAGCAGAAGTCGAAAATATTGATGACTTATTAAAACTCATAGAAACTTATCCAATCGATGAAAGTGTAAACTACAACATAAATATGAAAGCATTGCACAACATTCAACCCGCACTAATCGAATTAAATGAAATGATTGGAATCAAAGATTTAAAAACCAATATTGTCGACCAGATTTTGTACTTCATTCAAGGTTTGCATAAAACAACCAATCACTCAGGGGATTTTATGCACACGGTTTTATATGGGCCTCCTGGAACCGGCAAAACTGAAATCGCGAAAATAATGGGGAAAATTTACAGCAAAATGGGTATATTGAAAAATGATTTCTTTAAAAAAGTAACACGGAGTGACCTAATCGCTGGATATTTAGGACAAACCGCGATTAAAACGAAAGACGTCATTAAAGAATGCATTGGCGGTGTTCTTTTTATTGACGAAGCATATTCTTTAGGAAATAGTGAGAAGAGAGACAGTTTTTCCAAGGAATGTATTGATACTCTATGTGAAGCCTTGAGTGACCATAAACATGATTTAATGGTTATCATTGCTGGTTATGAGACAGATATGAATGAATGTTTTTTTAATTACAATCAAGGGTTGGATTCACGATTCAGTTGGCGATTTAAGACAGATGCTTATGATGCGGAAGAATTATGTTTGATTTTTATGAAAAAGGTGAATGAAGCTGGGTGGTCTATTCATTCAGATGATTTGGAACGAATCAATGCTAGCTGGTTTAAACGTAATTTGGAAAGTTTTCCTTCTTATGGTAGAGATATGGAAACATTGTTATCGAAAATTAAAATTGTACATAGTCGAAGAGTTTTTTGTAAACCGGAATCAGAGAAGAAAAAAATCACGTATAAGGATTTAGCAAAAGGGTTTGAACTTTATATGAAAAATGAAAGCATTCAAAGTAAAAAAGATAAATCAGAATTAAACAAAAGTTTCATGGCGATGTATGTTTAACTAAAGGTTTAACTAAAGGTTTAATTGAGGTTTAACTATAAATTGGGTTATATTAGACAAATTTGTTTTTTGTGTAATATACAATAAACAATCTATTATGTCTAGTATAAAAAAAACAATTCAGATCAACCCGGAATTATTTAGTATGAGTTCAAATAAAACAAGGAAAAATCGCGAAAAAAAACCGCTTGTAAATAATAAGCCTTTTATATCGCCGAATATTTTGAAAAATAAGCTTTTAAATAGAATTAAGGAACATAAAAGAAAAGAAACTGAGAATTTGGAAAGACATAAAAATCACGCATCATCTTATGAGTTGAATAGTAATCAAAGTATAAGGAACGACGGAATAAGGAACAATGGAATAAGGAACGACAGCTTATACAGTGTCGATAAATACACTGATGAATTCAATGATTCCATAGAGTATTTACAAAATCTCTCCAAGAAAAAGAAATTTGATAACGAAAAAGAATTGTATGAAAAGAAGTTATTGCGACAAAAGCAAGAATTGGAAAATAGAACTGTTAAAAACTATCATTCTCTAAACGGTCATTCTTTAAACAATCCCTTTGTAAATATTGACTTACCAGAAGATTTAAGAGAACCATTAATATCTGTAAATACAGAACAATTGAGTGTTGCGAACACAAATGCGGTTCAATTGCGTCCAGCAAAAGACGAAATACCTTATGGAGTTTTAAAGGGAGGTGCGAAACCAACTTATCGTGAATGGAATAAAACTATGAAAAATCATGAAGTATCTGATCCGAATGCGGCTTTAATATTAAATAAAAACACAAGTGAACGAGAAAAACGACTGAATATACTTAAGGAAAAAATTAAACAGAAACAGGCACTTTTGATTCATGGACCAACTTCTTCTATTTCTACGGTCACACCGTCTTCTGCTTCACTTACCACTTTGTCTTCTACATTGCCTGTCGCTCCGCTTGTACCTGCTATTCAAGTTACCACACCTCTTAGTAATCAAGGAACCATGGAAGAAATAGTTGAGACACAAAACTTGATTCAACTACCAAAGGTTGAACTAACGAAAGTTGAATTACCAAATGCTGAATTATCAAAGGTTGAAAATAATAATATGTTTGTTCAATCAATGGAACCTACAAAAATGTTAGATCAAGTTCCAACCAAAAAAATCATCAAAAAAACAATCAAACGTAAATATACACTCGGCAAATCAAGAATCAAAAAATCAGTGGCCGTATTATTAAAAGACCGAAACACAAGAAAAATAATATTGTCCGCCCAAAAGGACCTTAAAAAGAAACCCATCAATGATGTAAAGCAATATTTAAGAGAGCATAATTTAATCAAAGTCGGAACAAATGCACCCAACGATGTAATAAGAAAAATATATGAATCCGCCATGCTAACTGGCGAAATCACAAATAATAATAAGGATACTTTATTGCACAATTTTTTAAAGGAAGATATAAATGTTTAGATTACATAATTATGGAATGTACGAAAGAATATCAAGAATAATTATAAAACAAATCACTGGCCCAGCCAGTACAAATAATCCAATCACAAAACAAAAGGCTTTACCAAATCTCCAGATATTTCTAAAAGTTTGTCTTTTTATATACGCTTTTTCATCTAAAAGTTGTTCGGTTGTTATAGGTGACTTAATACCAATCACATCATATGCTTTGAGTCTGCGTTCAATATTTACAATATCACAATCGAATTTGTTTTCTTTGTAATAATCATGAAAATCAATATCATTTGATGTTATAGGCAAAGCTATTCCAAAATTGTATTCATATTTATATACAGTCACAAATATATCTTTTATCATTTTTCTAATATTTTCAAAATCCGCTTTTGTAAGTGATTTAGTAAAGAAAGGTATAAATTTTAAAAATCTTTTTCTTTTTAATAATTGTTTCGAAATCAAAGTAAAATTCAAGTCTTTTTCTTTTTTAAATTCAGAACCGATTTCAATATTTCGAAATTGATTGATTACATCTTTTATATTTTGAATGAATTTTTCCGGTAATTTTTCTGTATTTTTTGTATTATTTTGTTCAATATGTGTTGCGAGTGATGTATAATAGATTGATGGTTGTGTTTTTGTATAGGAATTATATTCAGAAGCCAACTTTGCTAACTCATAAATATCATCTACAATTAAATATTTGTAATGTGAAAGTTTTGAAAAAGGAACAGTTGTCCACTTCATTTCAAATGTTTGATTCGAATTTGTAATTTGTACCATTTTTTTAATTATTACAAAATCATTATAAAAATTATTACTGATTATAATGATTTGTTGAAAAAGCATTTCATTTTTTTTACCATTTTTCTCATTTATATGTTAATAAATTTAAATTTGTGAAAAGAAATAATCTTTTCTTAGTGTAGTATGGAAACTACTAAAAATTCATTAACCCCTTATGCAAATAATTTTTTTATGAAATTAAGTAATTATTTAGATACACCCATGTATTATTTCGGCAGTATTCAACGCGCGGACTATTTTCCGAAATCAAGTGATATTGATGTTGATATTTTCACAGACAATGAAAACAGTACGATTACAAAAATGCAGAACTTTTTAGGATTGGAACGATATAAATTCAAGAAATTTGTTTATCGTCTTGAAAAAAGCAATAAAATGGTTCATGGATACAAAGTTTCTTATAAGGAAAAACATCATTCTTTATTTGTTGAATTTTCCATTTATAATGAACGATTCAAAGAATTGATTTTAGAAGAACATCGCCGAAAAATTGTCTTGCCTTTTTATGTTTCCTTCTTTTTGGTGATTTTGAAATATTTATATTATGATTTTAATATATTACCTAAATTCATTTATTTCAAAATAAAAAAATTCTTGATGAATATTTGCATTGATGGTAAACAGACAGAATTTGTTGTGATCGATTTGAATGATGAAGAAGAAGATGCAAAGGGAGAGAAATAAATAATTATTATCACAATATTTATTTTTGTATTATTATAAATTACAAAAATAAATTTATCATTTTTTTATAATTTACATTTCAATGGTGTAAAGAAAAGATTTAACAATTAAAATAATCTAAACCTACTAGTCCTCCATTTGAAATATAATCTATTACAGCGCCACCACCAGTTGATATAAAATAAAAATTATGATTATATTTACTTATATATCCTGCTGTATCACCACCACCAATAATAATTTTTTTTTCACTTTTAATTAATAAATTAACTAATATATCAGTTCCTTTTACATAATTTTCATTTTCCACAACACCCATTGTACCATTCCAAAATATAATATCATGTTCTTGAATTAATTCTTCTATTTCTTTCAAACTTTCTTTACCAATATCATAAAAATAATTATCTATTGGTAAGTTATCTGATTTATAATAACAAATATTATTATCTGATAATAAATCTGTTGATGCAAGACCATCTTTCATTAAATAAATAACCGCCTTATTATTCATTATATTTTTTATATATTTATTCATATTATTGTCTTTTAATATTCCATTTATATTACCGCCACCTACATAAATAGTATCTATTTTTTTTGATAAATTTTCCAATAAAGGTAATTTATCGTTTATTTTTGCACCTCCAATAAAGGCCATTATTTTTTTATTATCTTTGTTATTCATTATTAATTCTAATGATTTTAACTCATTATAAACTAAATAACCGTATGCTTTATTTATGGTTTTTATACCACATATACTTAAATGATTGCGATGCATACACCCAAATGCATCATTTACAAAAAAATCTCCTAATTTTTGTATTATTTCTATAGATTCATTGTTCTTATATTCAAATTTAAGATATTCTGTTTCTTCAATATGAAAACGTATATTTTCAAGTAAATATATTTTATATTTATTTTCGTTAAGAACATTTAGTGTATTAATGTGTAAACCATCTGGTAAAAAACATATAGGATTTTTTAAATAATTTTGTATTTTATCTAAATAATTTGACCACGAATATTTTGGTGTTTTTCCTTCAGGTCTTCCAAAATGAGAAACGATAATTATATATAATGGATTTTGAGATAAGATTCTTAGTATTGTCGGTAATGAGGATATAATTCTAAAATCATCTATTATTTCATTGTTTTTTGTAGGAATATTCCAATCAACCCGAATAATAACCTTTTTATTATTGAAATTGAAATTTTCAATAAAATATTTGTCCATTTATTTAATTATAATACGTTATTTTTTTATTTATAACTTATATTTATAATTTATATTTAATATTAAATATGGAATATGATAAATCATTTAATTTAGAAGAAATTCTTTGGTTTAAAGATTGTTCTTTTAAAAATAAAAATCTTGTAGGTGGAAAATGTAGCTCTTTAGGAGAATTATATACAATTTCTAAAAAACTAAATTTTTCTATTGGTGATGGTTTTGCTATAACTACTATTTTATATGATAAATATATTCAAGATAATAATTTGGAAAATATTATAAAAACAACATTAGAAAATATTAACACTGAAAATATAAAAGAACTCGAATTAGAATCTGCTAAATTGAGAGAAAAAATAATTAATGGAAAAATGAAAATAGATCAAGAAAAAATGATAATTAGTAGTTATAAAGAATTATGTAATCTTTATAGACGTGATAATTTGGAAGTTGCTGTTAGATCAAGCGCAATCGCAGAAGATTTACCAAATGCTTCTTTTGCTGGTCAACAAGACACATTTTTAAACATAAAAGGTGAAATAGAATTAATTAATGCTGTAAAAAAATGTTTCGCATCTTTATTTAATAGTCGTGCTATTTCTTATAGGAAAACTAACAATATTCAATATTCTGATGTTAAAATTTCAGTTGCTATTCAGAAGATGATTCGTTCAGATATCGGATCAGCAGGTGTTGCATTTTCAATTGATCCTGAATCAGGATATAATAAGGCTATAGTTATTAATTCTGCTTTTGGTTTAGGTGAATTAGTTGTATCTGGTGGTGTTAAACCAGATGAAATTATTATGGATAAACGTGCACTAACTTTTATTGATGCTGATCCTATAATTACTAAGAAAAAAGGTCAAAAAAATACTAAAATAATATATAACGAGAAAGGAGGTGTTCAAGAAGTAGAAACTAATTTAATAGAGAAAATGAATTATAGTTTGGCGAATAATCAAGCGATCGCTTTAGCACGTTATGTTTTAAAATTAGAAGAAATTTATTCTGAAATGTTGGGAAAACAATTAGGTGTTGATGTTGAGTGGGCGATTGATGGTATTGATCGTAATATTTATATAATACAAGTAAGACCTGAAACTGTATATAGTAATGAAAAATCATTAGAAATTAAAAATTACATTCTTGAAGAAAAAGGTAAATTACTTTTAACAGGTGTAGCTGTTGGTGATAAAATCAGTTCTGGTAAGATAAAAGTATTAGATAGCATTAATGATTATGAAAAGTTTGAAAAAGGAGATATATTGGTTACAGATATGACTACTCCTGATTGGGAACCTATTATGAAAATATCATCTGGTATTATTACTAACAAAGGCGGTCGTACTTGTCATGCAGCTATTGTTGCTCGTGAATTAGGTTTAAACGCTGTTGTCGGTGCGAGTAATGCTACTCAAATTTTACAAAATGAACAAAACGTAACTATAAGTTGTGCTGAAGGTGAAGAAGGAAAAGTATACGAAGGTATTTTACCGTTTCATATAGATAATATAAAATTTAATGATAAATTAGTATTACCAGTTAAACTTATGTTAAATGTAGGTAATCCTGAATCAAGTTTTCATAATTCTTTAATACCAAATAATGGTGTAGGTCTTGCGAGACTTGAATTTATTATTAGTAATTATATTAAAATTCATCCATTAGCATTAACTAATTATCCAAAAATAAGAGAAGATATTAGAGATAAAATATATCAAATAATTGGAGATCATGATAATGGTAAATGGTATTTTATTAAAAGATTAGCACGAGGTATTTCTAAAATTGCATCCGCTTTTTATCCAAATGATGTTATTGTACGTCTTTCAGATTTTAAATCAAATGAATATCGTAATTTAATTGGAGGTGAACTTTATGAGCCAAATGAAGAAAATCCTATGATTGGTTGGCGGGGTGCATCTAGATATTATTCAACTGATTATGAAAAAGGCTTCGAACTTGAATGTGAAGCAATTAAATATGCACGTGAAGTTATGAAAATGAATAATGTAATAGTAATGATTCCTTTTTGTAGGACACCTAAAGAATGTGATTTAGTTATTAAAAAAATGGAGTATCATGGTTTAAAACGTGGTGTAAAAGGATTAAAAATATATTTAATGTGTGAAATACCATCTAATGTGATTGAAGCTCCTGAATTTAGTCCTATGATAGATGGAGTATCTATTGGCGGTAATGATTTGTTACAATTGACTTTAGGTGTTGATCGTGATAGTGATAAAATAGCATATTTATCAAATGATGAAAATTTAAGTTATAGAAGAATGATTAGTATGGCTATAAAATCATATAAATCTCATGGAATCAAAGTTGGATTTTGTGGACAACAACCGTCTGATAGTTTAGAATTTTGTAATTTTTTAATAAATGAACAAATTGATACAATTTCAGTTACACCAGATTCTGCATTGAAAACAATAAAAAATTTAGGTGTATAATAATAATTATAATGATAATAAAAACTAATTATATAATTATCAATATAAATAATAATTATCAATATAAATAATAATTAGATAAAATGGTTTTTATTGTATTAAGACATGGACAAAGTGTGTGGAATAGAGTTAATAAATTAGCTGGATGGACAGATGTACCATTAAGCTCTCAAGGTAAAGAGGAATCATTTTTAGCTGCAAATATATTAAATAAATATAAATTTAATAACGTTTATACAAGTGATTTAATACGTACTATTGAAACATGTTCAATTATTCAAAATGTTTTAAAACAAGATTTTATTATTGAATCTTCACCAGATTTAAAAGAACGTGATTATGGAGTTTTAACTGGAAAACATCGTAATGAATTAATTAATGAATTTAATGAGGAAGATATTAAAAGATGGCGACGTTCTTATTTTGGAAGACCACCTGGAGGTGAAAATTTAGCAGATGTAAAAAAACGCATTGGTTATTATTATGATAAAAATATATATCCTCTTTTAAAAAATGATAAAAATGTACTTCTTATTTCACATAGTAATAGTTTACGTGCACTTTTTGTTCATTTAGGAATAAAGAATGAAACCACTATTGAAGAATTTGAAATTGATAATTGTATACCGATTAATATAGATATTTATAATAATAATTTTTATTACGAAAATAATTTATTTTGATTTATTTTAATTTAAATAGTTATAATTTATTATTTATAAAATGATTACCATTGGTATTAATGGATTTGGAAGAATCGGTAAAATTATTTTTTTGCAGCTACTTGAGAAAAAGTATATAAATGTGGCTGCAATTAATATGCCTAATTTTGATATGAAATATATTGAAACATATTTAAAATATGATAGTGTACATAAATATAATAATAATAATTGGAATATCGAATTAATTGATGATAGCAATTTCAAAATAAATAATAAACTTATTCATGTTTTTAGAGATACAAATGCTAGTAATTTAAACTGGAAAGAATATAACATTTCTTATGTAATTGATTCTACTGGTTCATATTTAACTACTGATAAGTGTAAATCACATAATGTTGACTATGTTATAATTAGTGCTCCTCCAAAGGACAACACACCTATTTTTGTTTATAATGTAAATCATTCAAAATATAATGGAGAGAAAATTATTTCTAATGCTTCTTGTACTACAAATTGTATTACTCCTGTCTTAAAATTTTTAGATGATAAATATAAAATAAATAATGCGAATTTTACCACTGTTCATGCTACCACTGCATCTCAATCAACAGTTGATATCAAGAACTCGAATAACAGAACACATCGTTCAATATTAAATAATATAATTCCTCATTCTACAGGTGCTTCTAATTCTATTTTTGAATTAATACCTAGTTTAAAAGATAAAGTTTATGGTACATCTTTACGTGTTCCTGTAAGTAATGTGTCTTTAGTTGATTTAAATGTTGAACTTGAAAGTGATGTTACTTTTGAACAATTAATCAAAGAATTTCAAGGTTGTAATCATATTCAAGTAAATAATTTGAATCTTGTGAGTTGTGATTTTTTAACTACTACATGTCCTTCTATAATAGATAAAAAGGCTTCAATGCACTTAGGAGGCAATCGTTTCAAATTAATGATATGGTATGATAATGAATGGTCATATTCATCACAATTAATACTTTTATTAGAACATATATATAAATTTAATACCGGTAAAAAAATAACTTGTGAAAATTGTTGCGGTCATGGTATTATAAAACAAGATATAATTATATGTAGAATGTGTGGAGGTAAAAAGTGTGTTTCATGTAATAGTACTGGATATGAACAATTACCATATGATACATGTAATAAATGTTATGGTTTAGGTGAAATATAATAAAAATAAATGTAAAAATTTCTTTGTGTTTGTATTTAATTTTCCATTATATATAATTATATATAAATATTTAATTATATATAATGGATACCGAACCAGTATATACACAGGGTGAATATTCCAATATTAAACAAGCAATACCAGCTTATAATAAACAGAGAAAACCTACTTATTATACTTCAAATTTTGTAACGGCCAATATACCCGATCTTCCTCCAGAAGCTGAAATAATTAAACCAGATCCAAATCCAAAGGTTCTTTATACTACTCATATGGAACCGGAACCGGAGAAACCACCAACCTGGGCTAGTCAAACAAGAAAATTAGGAAGAAGTATGTTTGGAATTACAAAATCTACTAGGAAACCTAGAACAGATTTAGATAATACAAGACAAGAATTTGATATTGATTTACAACGAATCGGTAATATATGTCTCCAATCCGGTTTAAATATTGAAAACTATGGAATTTCTGATGTTGAAGCTACTATGTTATATGAAATATTAAATAATATGAATTTTACAGAAAAACAAAAAGAAGAAAAATTAAAAAAATACTGCATAGCCAAAAAAATAATTATGGATAAAAAACCTGATATGGAACAAAAATTTCCGATTACTTATATCATATGGATTTGGTCTTTTATAAAGGACACAATATCAAGATATACATTAGAAATATTGTTAAACCATACCGATAATACAATAAAAATATCTGAAAATGACGCACGATTACGTTCTATTTATAATAATATTATTCACAATGGATTACCTTCTGCTATTGAACTTTCAGAATTAGCCGATCATTATGCGAGTTTGGGTCAAAATACAACAAGAATTACAAAAAGAGAATCGTTGGGTGGTAGGAAAACAAAGAAAACAAGGAAAATGAAAAAATTAAATAAAAAAACTAAAAGAGCCAAAAGATTCAAGAAATAACCAAATACTTATTTTATCATTTTCTTTGTTTTTCTCGATTTTGTATATTTTTTCGATTTTGTATATTTTTTCGATTTTCTGGTTTTTCGTCCGCCTTTTCTTTTAAGTTTTCTGGTTTTTCGGCCACCCATATAAGCAAAATCATCGTCTTCATAACCAATATTATCTGCTATTTCGGCTATTTTTTCATTAATCAATTTCTCTTGATCAGGTAATTTTTCCATTAAATAAGAT